TCGCTCCGTTAGTATCTCTGTTCCAATAACCGCATCCGTTTTTACAACAAATCAGTCCATGAACCATAATACTTCCGTTTCTAAATGGTTTGGGGTTTTCCCTTACCATCATCTTACTACAAATACCTATTTCGCATTTAGAACATCTACAACTTGTTCTAAACTCATCAACCAAATAAGTTTGAAACCCTGATTTTCTAAACAATGTTCTCATTCCTTTACCTTTGGTTGGTTCTTTGAATTTCATATGGTTTTTTTGCTCATAATCTCCAAAACAAACAATCACTTCATTTTCATTACCAAAAATCGTTTTAAAGCGGTTCATCATTTTTTGTTCGCTTTTCTTGGTATTTCTATAACTTTGTAAGCGTAATTTTCTAAAAATGTATTTTTCATAAAAGCTAAATAACATTCCATTTATTTCACTCTTCTTTTTAATGTATTCCTTAAATTTTGGTATGTTAAGTGATTTACGATTGAATTTAGATATTTCAGTTTCCCATTCTATAATTGTTTTTCCATGTATTTTTTCCTTTTTCAATTCCAATTGAATTTTTGAATACTTCTTTTTCTTGGTTTCTTTTCTTCGTTGGTCTTGTGAATATCTAAATGTATTTGCTTCTTTATTATCATTATCAACGCAATAAATCAAATCACAAATTCCTGGATCTACACCCACTATTTTTTTATTTTGTAATTGTGTATAATCGGTTAGTTCATCAATATAGGTTTCTTGGTTTAATCCTTTTTTCATCATAGGTAATCGCTTACCAATTAAATCTTTTCGCAATAATAATAAAGAGCAACTAATCCCATCTGTTTCTATCATATGATGAAATTCGTAATACTTTTTATGAAAACTCTTTATTTCTGTTCTAAAAAAGAAATCCCATATTTTATCTTCATTTCTCTTCAAATTCCCCTTTGTTAAATAATCACTTTTATTTCCTTGGTTCTTTGTCATTAATAAATGCACTAATGTTGTAGTATCCAATCTTATATGTTTTGGGATAATTTCACTTCTCATAGGGAATACATTACTTATAGTTTGATTTTCAGTTTCTATTTGTTTCATCATAAAAATCATACATGGAAAATAATCAAATGGACTACATTGTAAATCATAATATAAATTCTTCTTGAAAGTTTTTACAGGTATAATTATTTGTTTTTGTTTATTAATCCAATTATGATAAGAAATATGAGATTTATATTTTGTTGTTTCTACATTTAATAAATCATTTTTGATTTTTCTTAATTGGTTACAAAGTTTATTTATTCGTTCATCTTTTTCCTTCTTGGTAATATGCATTTTTCTAATTTTCTTTATTAAAAATGCTTTTTTCCAAATAACATTTACATATCGTTCAATATATTCTACATAATGTAATTTAATATTATTCTCATACATCGTAAGAATATCAATTGTAAGATAATCCAAAATAGTATTCATATGCGTATAATCCAAATTATCATTTTGAATAAGAGGTTGAAAATCCGTTTTATAAAAGGATGTTAAATTGTCTTTTAGTGCTTTAATTTCTGGTTTTGGTGGTCTGCCTTGTGCTTTTTCATTACAAAGTATTTTCATACACGAATTAATCAATTCACCATTAATATCTGGTAAAGAAGAATGCTTATCATAATGGTCTAATAAAAAAAGTTTCATAAACATTAATGTTTGAATAACTATTTTGTTGCACTTAATAACTGCATTTGTAATTTTAGGTAAGTTAATGTCTGGATGTTTCAAGACACTTTTCAAAGATGTTTTAATTCCTTTGAAAAAGTCGGTTGGCGGATTTACTTCTTTTTCCATCCCTTATAATATTCCTTAATATTTTTATTTTAAGTCATTTTCCATAAATAATATAAAGACAATATAACAATTATTATAAAAATGAAAAAACATTATATACTCTATACATCGTTTGAAGATAAAGATAAATTAAAAAAACTTGGGTGTCGTTGGTGTCCAGAAGAAAAATTATGGTATTGTTTTAATTCAAACTTAGATGAAGTTAAAATGAATTTCCATAATATTTTTTCAAATAGTTTATTAGAAAAAAATTACCTTCAAATAGAACAAATAAATGACATTATTTCAAAAAGTAATGAAATTGGTATTCCAGAAAATGCAGACAATAAATTTGAAGAAAAATATTATACTATATATTATAGTTTAATAAATGAACTACTTGATTATTTAACATTTAATAAATATACTAAAATCAAAGACAAACATTATAGAATAAATAATGGAGGAAAGGTTATTTTAGAAAAAAACTATAATGGTAAATTTACATTAGATGAAAAAAAAGTTTGGAATAAGTTTTATAAATATTATCAACTTCCAACATTTTATGATATTGTTGATACTTGTAAAAAAATTATAGACGAACAACATATATCTATTAACGGGTGGAAAAAAGCTAATCACAATAGTAAAACCCAAGAATTATTTTGGAAAGAAAAATTACAAAAACTATATCCAAATATAAATTATCAATATAAAAAAGGTAATTGCGTTTTTGATTTTATTGATTTTGAAAATAAAATTATTTTTGAAGCAAAATTACACCATTGTGATGTAGTAAGAAGCCAGTTTTCAAAATACAGAAAAATGTATCCAGATTTTCAAATAGTATATTTAATAGGAATAAATGCTGTTTCATATATAAATTGTTTTACTGAAGAATATTATAACAAATTAAAAAAAGATTACGAAGATAATTATGAAATTTATAAAAATAATAATTATCAAGGAACATCACCAGAATTTCCAAAGGAATATAATATATTATATGAATACACCTTAACTAATAATGAAGACTTATATGAAAATATAAATTATTATAATAAATCTTTTCAAGATATTATGATTTTGTTAAAAGAACAGCATAAAATTGCTCTAATATATAGGATTAATAAATGTGATTATGTTTAGATTTTATTGAATTTATATATTTGAGTTTGTGATTTATCATCTGTTAAATAAGAAATGTCTGTTATTATATTATACTTTGTCTTCAATAAATTTTTTATTATGGATAACCAAGGTCTTTTTCGTTTATTTGGTTCTCCAACTGATTTCATATTATTAAAAGCATAATATTTTCGTATTTCAGGTATAAGTTCCATTATTTTTTTTTGGATTTCTTCATTTTTATCTAATTCATAAAGTGTATATTCTGTTTTATTTTCTAAATTCAAAATGGTTATTATTTTATCTACAATTTCTTCCTGTTCTTTTTTATACAATTCACTTTTAAGACGCATTACAATATACTTAAACTAATAAATAAATTTTAAGTATATTATTTATAAATTTTTAATTTTCTTCTTCTTGTTGATGGTTTTCTTTTTAATTCATAACCTTCTTTCAAATTATAAGCATATTCAAAATAATTTTTATAGTTTTTCTTTTTAACCTTTTTAATAGCATTATCCACATTCTTTTCTAATTGTTCGTAATTATTTACATTTCGGTTCTTTTTCATATATGTTTTTATTTGATTAAAGTATGCTTCAATTGGTAAATTACTACGAGGTGTATATGGAACAGCAAATAAATAGTCATTACCACTTTTAGTAATAGCACTTTTAATCAATTCGTTATTATGACTTTTTGCATTATCTAAAATAATTAAATGATTTTTATATTTTGGAAAAACATACTTTTCCAAAAATTCTAACAATCTTTCTGTATTCATTCCTCCTTTCTCATATAATTCTTTACCAACGCATTTTGAATTACTTATAGCAACTAATAAAGTGAATTTACGAAATACAAATTGATTGCTGGTTTTTATTATACAACGCCTACCTAAATTACATCTGCTATATGTTGGTTTCAACGCTGAACCAACGCTTGTTTCATCTAAACAAATTATTTTGTCTAATGGATATTGTTTAACTTTACTATAAAAATTATTCATTTCGGATTGTTTTTCAATTGGTTTCTTATATCTTTCTTTTGGGAAATGTTCATGTCTTGTTCTTTTTCTTGTTTTGTTGTTATCTCTTACAATCTGTCCTAAATGTTGAGGTGTTATATCAAAATCCGAATATTTATTTTTCATATCAATTACTAATTCATTCATTGTAAGTTGTTCGTTTTGTTTCAATAATTCTAATGCAGTTTTAACTTGTTGTTTAGTAATTTTATAAGAAACAGGTTCTCTATTTTTTCTTGTAAGATTTTTAGTAGTTTTATATGTTTTAATCCAATCACGAAGTGTGCTTTTTTTACAACCAAAAATTTTACATGTTTTATTATATCCATCGCAATTTTCATTATTCAAATAATATTTAACCGCAGAATTTTTATAATCATCGGTTTTATGTTTAGTCATTATCCTATATTAAATTAAGACAAATTATTAGGGGTGTGGATTTAAATCTTCAAGGGTGTAAATTATAATTAGTAATAACAATTTTTATTCAAACTTAAATTATAAACACTAATAGCTAAAGTTGAAACTAAACTATATTCCAATAATTTATACATTACTTTTTTTGTCAATACTTTATTTAATAATTCTTCTTTTAAAAGAGAAATTTTTGTTTTAGTTTCTAATATTTGACTACTTCTTCTTCTTACTAATTTCATTTTTATATTTTATAATTATATTTAAAATATAAAATTTAAATTTAAATTTTATTTAGTTTTTATTTAGTTTAGTATTTTTCTATCTTCTTTTACGTGATTTCTTGGATTTGGAACTAGAACCATCTTTTCTTACAAATCCAAATTTTCCTTTTTTTGTGAAATATCCCGCTTTAATTAAACGTTTATCTCTTTTTGCTGTATTATGTTTTCTTTTTGAAACAACACGTCCGCGTTTGTTCATCATTAAATTCTCTTTTTTTAATTGACCTTTTGTTTTATATGCAGTTCCGTGCCATACTTGGGCGCGCGAACCAAATAACATATCAAATTTTTTTCCTTTAATGTGATACGCACCATCTGAGCCTCTTGTAGGTTTATTAACCATTGTTTATAAATTAACGAGAGAAAATAAATATTTAGCCTAAATAACTAAAATAATATTTTAATTGTTTAATTGTTTAATTGTTTAATTGTTTTATTGTTTTATTGTTTTATTGTTTTATTGTTTTATTGTTATTAAAAGTATTATTAAATATATTTTAGTTATTATTGTTTATTAAAAGTATTATTAAATATATAATATTAATAATATGTCCGATCCCATTGATATTTATAATAAAATAGTTACTACAGTTAATTCTGTTACAAGTGATTATAGTTTTGAAGTCGATGCAAATAATTTAATTGTTATTGATACGTCTAACAATAGAATTGGTATTAATACTGTACATCCACAGCGTTCTATACATATTAGTGGTGATAAGGTTGATAATAATGGCTTAATTACACCATATATTCATTTAATTAGTGGTGAAAATTTAACCGAACCATCTTATGGTGGGAATTTTAGGGGAAGTATTATACCTGATGTTTCATTTGTTGACAGTTCTGGATTTTATGAACTATCTAGTGGAACATATAGTATCAGTGGTGGCTATAGTTTAGGCGATGCAAGTCATCCGTGGCATCAAATTTGGTGTATAAGTGCTGATTTTACTTCTGTTAATATTAGTGGAAATACTTTATTTATGAATGGAAAACCAATTATTGGAACTAATGTGGCAGGAGATATTATTTTTGGTAATCCTGGACAAAGCATTAAATTTAACAGTTCTATAGTTAATTCACAAGGTTTGCAAAATTTGCAAAATTTAGAATTAAAACCCCTTCAAGATGATGCTAAAATTAGTTCAACCAGCAATATAATAATTGACCCATCCGGTATTGGGGATAACACAGGATTAGTTACTATAAAGGGTAATTTACTAGTTTTAGGAAAACAAACTACAATTAGTTCTGAAAGTTTAGAAATTAGTGATAATATTATTACATTAAATAAAGGTTATAACAATAGTGGT